TAACGAGGTGTTGTTTTTTATTTGGGAAGCTGTTTTTAAGCGACCTCTTCAAGAAGACTAAACAGCAGAAAGAAAGGCATTAATAATGCAATGGACGTATACAACAACATGCATTGAATTGAAGATGGGAGGATGGGTTTGGAATCCTAAAGTAAAAACAAATGATGCAGATGAACACATAAATTGGATGGTGTCCCAAGGGTGGGAGTTGTTTTCAGCTAACCCAGCACCAATGCCGACCAGCAATCTCCTTTTAGTATGCGTTTGGCGAGCCGCTGTTAGACAAGACTAATCCTCTTCTTCAACCGTAGGGACACCAGAAGCGTTTCGAGTGGAAAGCAGATTCAAAGCGGCATCCAATGTAATGCCGTGTTCGTCTGCTAGTTGCTTGCCAAGCCGAAGAAGATTGTCGGCTTCGGTATAACTTTGGCGACGGACATCTTCCCAGCTTTTGCCGTTTTCGGCAGACACTTCAGCAAGCGTTTTAATGCCCAGCTTGATGTCTTCCCTTGTCTGTTGAGAGTCGCGGCCAAAATCAATTGAAGGATAGGAATCGCCAATGAAGCGGCACTTCCACCACTGGTCGTCTGGCGGCAATTGTTTGTCCTTAATGCCACTAGCAATCACCCAAGCCCACAACCGATGCATTAACTTGTTTTCAATTAAGCTTTTGCGTTTGTTGAAGCTACGTTCTGCCTTCTTTAGAATGAAGCGTTGGATTGCTCCGTTTAAGCCTTTTGGCGACCACAAGAATTCGTAAGGGATGTTCAAGCCCAACGAAAGCGAGTGAATTAGATGTTCAATAAAACCATTGAACGTCGCTGATGGCCTTCCTCCTGCTCCCGCGAATGGTTGAATTGATTCGCCAGCAGCAAGCCTTGGAATTTGACCTTCGCCCCATGAATCAAGGGCAAGCGAATCTGTGTCGGCAGCAGTAAAGCCATCTTCAATAAAAGACGACCCATCATTGGCTTCCCCTTCGGGAGTAGTGATGACCATGCCGATAGATGATTGGATAAGACAGGCAGTTGCTTCCCAGCGAAGGAGTGAATCCACTGTGTCCAATGTATTGATGACGCTGGACAACGATGACAAGCCGCGAGCTTGCCCAACACGGCGACTGTCTTGAATGAGAATGAAATCCGCTGGTGAAAACTTCCTGTAATTGCCATCTGCTTTTACTTGGTAGGATTTAACCCTTCCCCATCTGTCCGTTGCGATTCCATCGGCAAAGCCGTCGTCATCATAATCTGAACAAATGCGATGACTTTCAACAACCGTGACTTGTGGCTTTCCATAAGGAGTCTTTGACAATGCAATTCCCACATCGCCATCACGGTCAACAGCAATCGAGCAAAGGAATTGAATCTGGTCTAGATTCAGCGAGCCTTGTGAATCACAGGTTTTGGCCCATTGGTTGAAGTGTTCTTCGTAAGCTGTTGCCGCTTCGGGCTTGGCGAGTGATTGCGGTTTCAGTCCGTTACCAATCGAGTAAATGCTTATTTGGTCGAGTGCGGCTTTGCAAATGCTGGAGTTGTTGTAGAGAAAGCGAGCAAGCCCCATGATTTGCTTTCGCGTGCCTTCCGAAAGCGTGTGCTTGGAATCCGCTGCGACTGCTGGAATGTATTTGCGTGTCCGCGAACTTTGGGACGCGGTGAAGTGTTGGCTATACGCCAAGGGCTTGCCATTCTTGTCAACAAGTTGCTTCTTCATTATACGAAACGGACTCTTGTCATCCTTGTCTTTGCCTTGTAATCGCTGCCTTGAAGATTGCGTTCAATTAGAACTGCTGCGAGTGCATCACAAAGTTCAGTCGTCTTCACAAGTTTGCGTTTACTGACATTCTTTCCACCCATTGATAACGACATAAACTCGTCATTGTTCGCCGCCAATTCAGTCGATACTTTGTCGCGTAAATCAGTGAGGTAACTATCGGTTTGCAGTCGTAAAAAATTGCGTATGTTCATGCCAAAAAAAACCCCTTCTCATTCGAGAAAGGGTTTCTAGTCAAGGCGTTGACTTTATGCTGCCTTTGGCATTTGAATCACCTTGCCATGTCCACGTTGGGCGGCTAGTTCATCAAGCGGCGGGATGTTCATTGATTTGCCCTTGCTGTAAGCATGCATGATTTCGCGGCTGTTCCAGCCCATCAACACCTTGGCTTCTGGTTCTGTTGCTCCGATTTCAAAGAGATGCTCCGCCATCCTATAACGGTAGGAATGAATGATGATTTTGCGTTCTTGACCATCATCACAAATCACAGTCGGCGGCACTCCAGCAACCTCCATGTATGCTTGGAAAATGCGAACCACGTTGCAAGATTGCACTTCAGCAATCGAAGGAAGCAAATAACCGCGATTAAAGCCGCAAACATCTTTCTTTGCCATTGCTGCATCATAGAGAGGGCGAATGATTTTTTTCAACGCCTTCGACATCGGCCAACGAATCGGTTCACGCACTCGCTTGCCATTCACGCCATTGGTTCGCCATTTTTTGCGTTTGAAAACGATGCGACCTGTCTCCCAATCAACATTGTCCACCGTCAACTCGCGGGTGTCGGCGTTACTTGAACCCATCTCCCAAAGCATCAACAACATGGTGCGGACTTCTTCAAGATGGGCTTTGTTTCGTCGCAACATTCTTCTTTGCTTCGTATCCCAGTTGGCAAGGTCAGCTTCCATTGCCGCCACAATCTTCAAGTGTTGTTCTTCGGTGATGGCAGTTGTATTGCCGCCAATCGCTTTCGTTGAAGATGCAATTTCACTCTTGGGCAAAAGGTTGTGGCTGACTAACCAACCTTTATCTCTCGCATGATTGTGGATGCTCTTTAGATACCGTTGCCCTTGGCAATGGGTGTTCTTGTAAAGGTCAACCAACGTGGCTGCCGTAGTTGTAACGAGCAATTGATTTTCCAATGCATCTTTGAACTCGGTTTTCCAGTTGCCATCATACGTTGCCAAGGTGCTTTCTTTTTGGCCCATTGACACAAAGCTGTTCTGCACATCCTGCCAAGTGCGTTCACGCATGTCGCGGTCTAGCTTGGCAACATTCAATTGGATGATTGCACCCAACTCGCTTTGTCCGTAGCTGACATTGCTGGTCACTTCGGTGAAGACTCGACGCGCAATCTGTTCGTCTTGTGTCCCGATGGCATGACGCTTGATGGGCTTGCTGCCACGGTCACAAATCACCCACCAATCGCCGCCGCTACTCTTTCGCTTCTGAAGCGATAGCTTGCTTTTGTCTTTGCCCTTCAATGCAACCATCAACGTTTCAATTTTATTCTCTTGTTCCTTCATAGTATCAATTTCCTACTTACTAATGATAACATCGTTTTCGATGTCGCGTTGTAGCCAAGTCAGCAAGAGGGTTGAACACTGTTTGCACATGCACCCACATCGGCCCAACAAAACGAAATGATTTGCGGAGACGCATGGAGACGCATGAGGTTGCCCAAACTCGCTGTATTCGCTAACATGCACGCAAACGAATTTAGTTACGTATACTAGACAGGTCAACTGTTTGTTGCGTTTTATTTTTCGGCTTCGCTAAAAAGCATTGTTTTTCGCGGCTATTCTTCACATGTGGTTTGATGTGCTTTGATGTGATTTGATGTTCCCAGACGCATGGAGACGCATGGAGACGCATGGAGACGCATGAGAGAATGCCCATCAAACCCATCATCCAAAGGCGTGTCCTTGACTTGGGTGGCGATGGTAAATGGCACTACCATTAATCATCGACAAAGTGTGGCGTGAACCTTGGGCAATCAAGCCGTCTGTCCATCACGCAATTCAGTCTTCATTGACGGCGGCCCTTAATGGTGAACGTGCCACCCATTATGACGATGATGATAAGGCACAAGACGGCGACGAACTCTTTCAAGCGGATGGTGTCAGCATCATTCCCATCAGCGGCATCATAGGCAAACACTTGTCCCTTATGGAAACCACATGCGGCGGCGTTGATGTGGATTCCATTGGGCTGGCTCTTGATGCTGCGGTGATGGACAGCAGCACCGACACCATCTTGCTTTACTTTGATACTGCTGGCGGGACGGTCACAGGCGTTCCCGAATTGGCTGACAAGATTGCTTCGGCTTCAAAGGTCAAGCGGGTGGTCAGCTATACTTCGAGCCTTTGCGCGTCGGCTGGCTACTGGCTCGCTTCACAAGCCGAAGCCTTCTATTGCTCGACTTCGGCTGAAGTGGGAAGCATCGGTGTTTACCTTGCACTGTTAGATGAAAGCGAAAGGCTTGCAGCAGAAGGTGTGAAGGTGAACGCATTCACGGGAGGCAAATACAAGCTTGCGGGTTCATCGTTCAAACCGTTGACGGAAGAGGAACGGGAACTGTTTCAAGCGGATGTCGATTATTGGTATGACCAATTCAAGTCGGCAGTCCTATCCAAACGACAATTGGCAGATTCAACGATGCAAGGTCAAAGCGTGGTCGGTGCGAAGGCAGTCGAATTGAACCTTGTCGACGGCTTGGTGGATAGCGTGGATGAAGTTTTGTCCATGACTCGCTAACGATTTGTGAACACTTATGATTGCGAAACTTCTGAAGATTAACGAGGCGAAGAAGACGATTGAAGGCTTGGAAGAAGCTTGTGAAGGCTACCGTGTTGCCATCTCTGAATTAGAGGGGCAAGCCCTAGCCAATGAAGACTTCGTTCAAGACCTTCATGGTGTGATTGCCGAAAGAGGCATTGAGATTGAAACCTTGCAGAAGGCTCTTGATGAAGCCAACGCGAAGGTGGCAAAGCTGGAAGGCGAGAGTCTGAAGGCAACGGCACAGGCGGCAGACATTGTAGCCAGCGTTGGAGCAGACACGCCAGTTGAAGAGGAGACGGCTGAAGATAAGGCGAAGGAAACTTTGCTTTCCGAATTCACCTCATTGACCGACCCGAAAG